GTTTTGTAAACACTCTAAAGGCAAGTGGGGCCGGATGCCGGTCGTTCTGTAGCTGTTTCAAAAGGCCAAGATCCAATTGGTTTTTGGCTGGAAGCGCAAAGACAGCCACAAACGACGGATTCGACGAGTTGTAGATATTCGAGGCCGTAAATGCGGTAAATCCACAGAAACAGCAGCCGTCAGCCAGTACATGCTGATTGCCGATGGTGAAATTGGCGCAGAGGTTTACTGCACGGCCAATAAGCGAGACCAGGCAGCCCTGGTTTTCAACGAAGCAGTTACCATGCGGTCGCAATCGCCGCAGTTGAGACTGGTCACCAAAAAGAGACAGGGTGATATTTATTGCCCAGCGACCTTTTCAGTTATGAAACCTCTGGCAGCCGATTCAAGGACGATGGACGGATTGAACGCCCATTTTTTTGACCAGGACGAATGGCACGAAGCAAAAACCAGAAAGATCTATGACGTCATGATCCAGTCTCAATCAGCTCGCGAGCAGCCGTTGGCCTGGCTGATCTCGACAAATGGCTTTCTGCGCGAGTCCTTTTTTGATGACATGTATGACTTGGCTTCAAGAGTTGCACTTTGGGAAGAAGGTTATGAAGACTATGAATTGCTGCCACTCATTTATGAACTCGATCGCCGTGAAGAATGGACAGATCCGTCATGCTGGGCGAAAGCAAACCCGGGGCTTGGCAAGATCAAGTCCTTGGAATTCCTCAAGAGCACGGTCGAGGCGGCGAAACGGGATCCGTCTTTCTTGCCTACCGTACTGACCAAGGATTTCAACATACCGGAAAACTCTTCCGAGACGTGGCTTCCATATGAAGCCTGTGTCAACGAAGACGCTGTTTCAATGGAATTTCTCAATAAATCCTATGCCATCGGTGGCTGTGACCTAAGCGCAACTACTGACCTGACCTGTGCAACGCTACTGATTAGAAAGCCAGGCGATGACAGGTTTTTTGTTCTGCAAAAATACTTCCTGCCGGCGTCACGGGTTGATGCTGTTGAAGCCAATTCCAAGCGGGAGGCTCCGTACAAAATGTGGGCTGAACAGGGGTGGCTGCACATTTGTGAAGGCGCAGCGGTTGATTATCATGCCGTCACAGAGTGGTTTGTCGAAATGGTCAAAAAGCATGATATCAGACCACTTTGGATTGCCTATGACAGAGCTCTGGCAGGTTACTGGGTGGAGGAAATGAGCGGATATGGCTTTGACATGGAGAAAATCGCTCAGGGTCCATTTACCTGGACTTATCCGATGAAGCGACTTGGAGGGTTATTTGAGGATCACAAGATCGTTTACCAGGATAATCCGATGCTCAGATTTTGCCTGGTTAACACCGGAGTTAAAACAACCAATCGCGACGGGATTCAGAGTATCCAACCGGTTAGAACCGGAGCTACCAAGCGAATCGATGGAATGGTTAGTCTGCTGAATGCATTTACGGGGTTTTGCAACCACGAAGAAGAATATTTGGCCTATGTGAGGTGAGAGAATGGGTCTGTTTGACAAACTTTTTAAGCTGGCGAAGGTCAGTTATGTGTACAACGGGCCAGCGTCCCGGTCTTCACCGTTCTCCAAAGAGGCGTATGAGCAGGAGATTGTCCGAGGGATCGTTGACTGCATTGCATCTCATACGGCAAAAGCAGAGGCGATGCACGTCATTGTCGATAAAAACGGTCGCGTGCAGAAAATCTTGCGAAACTCGCCGTATGCCAAGCTGCTGAACCAGCAGCCAAATGAGTTCATGACCGGCTTCGATCTGAAATACAAGTTGATCACGCAGCTTGAAAACCATACGACAGCCCTTTGTTACATCAAGTGGAACGGCATGGATCCGGAACTGATGATCCCAATTTCTTACAGTGAATTTGAGATCATGCCGATCGTGGGTGGTGGTTGGGCAGTTCAGTTTTCAAACGAGCTTGGGAACAAAATCGCGCTGAATGTCGAAGATGTCGTCCTGCTGAGGAAATTCTACAACAACTTTGACGTAGCTGGTGATGGTAACTTTGCAATTTACAACTCGCTGGACATGATGAAGGCTGCCAATGAAAGCCTGCTCGATGCCGTATCTGTGTCGAACAAGGTCCGTGGTCTGATCAAACAGAAAAAGGCGATGCTATCTGGAGAAGACGTCAAAAAATCGCAAGACGAATTTGTCAAAAGGTTCGAGTATGCAGCGCAAAAGGGCGGCATAGTCAGCATTGACGCCATGGAAGAATATACGCCGCTTCAGATCCAGGCGTGGTCTGCAAACGCTGCTCAAATGCAGGAGATCAGGAATAACATTCTTCGCTTCTGGAGAATGTCTGATGAAATCCTGATGTCAAAATACACCGAAGACCAGTGGCAAGCATTCTTTGAATCGGTGATCGAACCTCGATTGATTCAGATGGGGCAGGCATTCACAAACGCCTGCTTTACACCGACCGAAAAGAATCACGGAAACAGAATCATTTTCAATTCGTCTGTGCTGCTCAACACGTCCATGCAAACCAAAGTTAATCTGATCACGCAAGCCAAGGAAATCGGGCTTTTCACCCCTAATGAAATGCGCGAGATGTTCGGCTACCCGCCCGTCGATGGCGGGGACACCGCTCAGGTCAGTTTGAACTATGTCAAAGCAACGGATCAAAGCAAGTACCAGACCGGAGAGCCAGAAGAGACAAAGGAGCCAGATGATGGAACGAACAAATCTAATTGAACGCCGCTTTGACTTTCAAGTCAGGGCTGAGCAGGTTGAAGGCCAGGACGCCCAGGAGCTTTGGGTTGAAGGCTACGCTACTCGATTTAACTCGCCGACTGTTCTGTTTGAAATCGAAGGCAGGGAGTATAGCGAACAGATTGCCAGGGATGCCTTTGAAGGCTGCAAGATGGAAGATGTCATCTTCAACTACAACCACTCTGGCAAGGTCATGGCCAGAACCAGGAACAAGACTCTGTCACTGACTGTCGATACTGAGGGGCTGTTTATTCGGGCTCGTCTGGACGGGACAGAGGAAGGCCGGAGGCTCTATGACGAGATCCGTGGCGGATACATTGACCGCATGTCATTCCGGTTCACGATTGGTCAGGAAGCATTCGATTATGAAAACCGTATGTGGACGGTGCTCAGAATCAAACGACTCTATGATGTCTCGGCGGTGGACATTCCCGCCTATGACGATACCAGTATTGCTGCTCGTAAGGCTGACGCGGAGGCGGTTGCTCGGGAAAGTCAGCGCACGGTGGAGACCGAACTTATGAGAAAAAGACTGGACCTCAAATTGCGTTTACAGTAAAGGAGAAAGAAAAATGCAAAAGCGACTGAACGAAATCAAGGCCCGCAAAGCCGAGCTCCACAAAGAGCTGGACACTGCCGATGAAAAGCGACTGGCTGAAATCAATGCCGAAACCACTGCCCTGGAGACAGAAGAGCGCCAGATCCGAGCCAAAATGGATCTCACTGGCCGTCTTGGCAGTGACCCTGAACCAAAGCCGAGCCTCGACGAAGAGCGGGCCAAAGACATCAAGGCCACTGGCCGTATGGTCATCCCTGCAGCTGAAGTTCGCTCGATCCTGATTTCTACCGGAGGCTTGGCCAAACCGACCGGAACCGGCACCGAAATCAAAGACACATTCAATTCCGTATCCAGCATCGTTGATCAGGTCAGCGTCATGGATTGCACGGGTGTTGGCGAGTGGAGCGAGTCCTACGTCAAGACCAATCCGAGCGCGGATGCTGGCACTGATGGCACTGCCCCTACACCGAGCGATCCGGTTTTCCGTGTTGCGGCCATCAAGCCGAATCTGGTCAATGTCATGACCTACGTTTCCAAAAACGTCGAGAAGCTGACGCCGGTTGCCTACGCAGGCAAAGTGCGCGATCTCGCTTACAAGGCTCTTCGCGCCAAAGTTGCTGCGCTGATCGCCAACGGTGATGGCTCCAATTTCTACGGTATTAAAACCGCCGTGAACACCAGCAACGAGGATATCGCTCAGGAATACCTGGTCGAGTCTGCGACCATCGATGCAACCACGCTGCGCAAAATCGTCATGAACTATGGCGGTGATGAGAATGTGGGTGCTAACGCCCGCTTGTATCTCAACAAAGCTGACCTGATCGCTTTCGGCGATGTCCGTGGCACCAACGAAAAGAAAGCCGTCTATGAGATCATTCCTGATGCAGCCAACCCGAACACAGGCATCATCAAGGACGGTGGCGTGGCCGTGCCGTACACCATCAATTCGGCGCTGACAGCCCTGTCTGCATCGACCAAAGGTGCGTCGAAGATCAAGACCATGCTCTATGGCGATCCTGCCAACTATGAGCTCGGTCTCTTCGGTGACTACTCCATCGAAGTCAGCAAGGACTACAAGTTTGGCGAAGGATTGCTCACCGTTCTTGGCGAAGTCATGGCCGGTGGCAACCTGATCAAGCACAACGGTTTTGAAGTTGTCACGCTGAACACTCTGTGAGGTAACTGATCATGGCGGTAACTAGCACATATTTGGCCAAAATCCGGCGAGCGGTCAGAGAGTTCAACCAGGACGATGACGTGGACGCGGAATTGACAGACATCATCGAAGAGTGCCGCCAGGATCTCATCGCCGTGGGCGTACAACCGGTAAAAGCAAATGATGAATCGGACAGTCTCATTCTTGGG